GTCAACACCGACGCGATGTCGACCGGTATCCCGCACCCCGGTCACTCGTCCGCGCCGGGCGTAAGAACGGCCGCGAGCTCTGCCGGCACCCCGATCCGCTCCAGATGCGCCCGAGCCCGCCGCACCTGCTCAAGCTGAAGCGCCCGCTCCGCCTCATAGCTCGCATCAATCGCGGCGCGGCGCTGCGCCACGAGCCGCTCATACGCGCCCTCAGTCATCTCCGTCGCCCCCGGCGGGATACGACCAATCCTCGCTACGAGCCGCCAACGTCCCGGCCGGCCGGGAAGCCGCTCACCCGCATCGTCGGAGTCCCACACCTCAGTCTCCGCGTACAGGTCGCCGTCTAGCTGCGCGTACGTAGTCAGGTACAGGGTCTCCACCCGCGGCGCTCCTAGTTGCTAACGGCCATAAGCCGCACCGTGTTAGACACGCTGGTGACATAGCCGGTCTGGCCCTGGACGAGGTCGCTGGACACCGTCCAGGAGTACGTCTCGGTATCCGCCGCCGGGATAGAGACCGCTATGGTCCGCGTGAACTCGTTGAAGAATCTATGCATCGAGGATCTCTCGTTCCGCATCGTCCACGCGTTGTTACCCATCGCCGCCACAACGATCTGCGCGTTCGGCGCGATCTGGCAGCGCAGGTCGATGTGCAGGATGAGGATCCCACGCAGCGGCCGGCACGGATCCGGGTTGCTGATCTCGATGGTGAACCCACGAGAGAACCCGCTTGCATTGACCCCGGGATCCGGCGGGTCGAAATCTAGTGAGGGAAGCCCGGAGAAATAGCGCTCGACGACCATCTGCCGGGGCGGCGCCCACAACCGGCCATCCGCGCTGATCCCGACCGGCTCCCGGTTGCTGGTGCCGGGGTCGCACGGCCACGGCCACGGCGCCGCGTCGATCGTAAGCCGGCCCTGCGCATCTGTCGTCAGGCCCCCGGAGATACAGACGTTAGCCATCAGGCGCCCCCCAGTAGCCGTGCTGCCACGTCTACGGGTATACCGGCCGTCACGAGGGCCGCGACGTCGGCCTCCCGCTGCTGCCGCTCCTCCTGCTGCGCAGCCGCGATCGCCTGTTCCGCGGCCTCGACCAGGCCCGCAATCTCAACCTCCGCGACGTCGGCAGGCACCGGGGTGGCGCCGTCGGGGAGGAGAGCAGCCCCGACGATCCGCCACCGGCCCGGCTCGCCGGCCAACTCGATGCCGTCGGTGTTGTCGGTCGGCGCGTACCAGGTAGTGGCGGCGTGCAACGCGCCGTCCGGCGTACGGCCCCACACCGATCTATGCACCACGATGCCCTCCTTCACATGCTCACACCCTGGACGCCGACCTGACAGATCGTCTGGATCACCGTCGCGCTGCCGGTAGGCACGTTGGACTGGACGGTCCAGGAGATGGTCTGTGTGCCGCCCGGCGCGATAGCGAGCGAGACACCCTCCATGGCCCGGTGGAACCACTGCCGGGTCGAGTCGGTGCCGTTGCTCCACCGGTGGTGCGCGTCCCCGGAGATACTCACGGCGATCTCTGCGCCCGGCCCCATCGACACCCGGTGCGTCACGCTCACCCACGCCGTGCCCAGCATCTCCCGACACGCGTCAGGGTTAGTGAGGGTGAGCTCGAACGGCTGGGCGAACCCGTCTGCTGATGTTCCGGCCGGCGGCGTGTACGTCAACGCTCCACCGCTGAACGATTCGACCCACACCGTTTGGACCGGCGGCGCGTGCAACAGCCCGTCGGCACCGCACGCGACCGGTTCCCCTGCCGTGTCAGCGGCACACGGCCACGGCCACGCAGGCACCGCCGCCGTCAACGGCGCCGCGCTCGTCCCGTTGCCGGTGACACCGCAGCCGGTGACGATCGCCGCAGCCGCCCCCGCCGCGTATAGGCCACCATCGGACCCGTACGTCACCGCGTTACCCGCGTCACCGCTGACAGACGCCGACAACGCGTTCCCGGCGTCGTCGTACTCCAGGCCCTGCCCGGCCGCGACCGCCTCACCGACGCAGTCCTGCACGTCCTCACACGTCACCGCGAGCCCAGCAGAGCTAGCAGTAAGCAGGTTTGCGGCCGGATCGACTTTGACGTCGGCGGTGAGCTGCTGCGGGTCACCGGTAGCCAGTGTTAGGTCGACGGTGTCGGTGTCGGCGACCTCAAGCGCCTCGACGTCTGCGGAGATGACGTAGGGGGAGTCGACCGACCCGGACCCGGTGAGGGTCGTGCCTGACCCGGCGACGATAACGCAGTTGCATTGCTGGCTCTGGCAGCCGCACCCCGCCATGTAGGCACCTCACGAGCTGGTGACCTGGCTCGGCCCATACGCCAGCAGCAGCATCAGCGTAGCGCGCGGCCGTCACGGCGCGAGGACATGCACGGCGCCGGTTGCGGTGTTCCTAGCGACCAGCGCGCCGTCGTCTTCTCGGGTCTCTAACACCCACGCGCCGGCGCGTACGGCGCGGCGGGACTCTAGGATCCGCAGCCTACGCAGGATGCTGCGCAGGCTTTCCTCCAGCGTGAGCGGGCGAGGTGTAGGCACTGTCCTCTCCGTACTATGCGACTCCGAGCGGCACAAGCACGGGCCGCACCTGCTCACCGGCCGCGTCGACCTCCACCTGCAAAGACAGCAGCCTGAGCACGGTCGTAGTGGGGCGGCACGTGCAGTCGACGTACGCGGGTACCAGCACCCCGGGCACCAGGTCGTTTATACACACCGGCGCGCTAGGAGCGAGCTGGCTGCCCCTAGGCACGTACACGTATGTCGGAGGAGGGTTGGAGCCTCGCAGGATCTCCCGCGCCGCATACACCGCGCTCGCAAGGTCCTTGATCGAGTCGTCTCGGATCCTGCGCTCGATCAGCCCCCAGTACGGGTCCAGGCCGCCGGCGGTTCCGACCACACCGTCCCCGATCACCACCACGCGCGTTGCCGCCGCCACGCCGTCCTCGACCGTAGCGATATCCCCGACGACGTCGTCGCAGCGAAGCTGCGCGAGCTGCCCGAACGCAAGCGGGGACCCGATGATGATGGAGCGGCCGACAGCGGTGTAGTCCAGGCTCGTCCGCGCGAGCTCCTCCAGCTCATCTAGGACGGTCTCGGACTCGTCCGGGGTGTAGTGCCGCTCACCGGTCTGCCCCGACGGGCTCACCTGTAGGTAGGGCAGCACGTTGGGGTCGTCGAGCTGGAGACCCTCAACGATGAGTGCCTGGGCGATCGTCGACAGGTCCGCCGGCTGGGTGTCGGGGCACTCGTCGGGATGCCAGCACAGGTCACGGTTGATGCCGCGCACCCCCAGCCACGCGGTGACGTCCTGAGCGTCGATAGTGACCCGGTCCCGTCCGGCCGGCCCGATCGCCGTGATCGGCCCCTCCCACACCCTGTCCTGGTCCCGGTAGATGATGAGCTCGTGCCGCCAGGTGCGTAGCCCGGCCAGCAGCCCGCAGCAGTCCGGCGCCTGCCCGGTATCGACGACTAGCTGAGCCGTGCTCGTGCCGTCGAGGACACGACCCCACGACAGGCGCGTGTAGGGGAGGGTTTCGGCGGTGAGCATCGTCCGCCCGCCACGGTCCGCGACGAACACGCTGTATTCCGTAGCGCATCCGAGCTCCGTGCACGCCGCCATCAGCACTCCCGCACGGTCGCAGACAGGGACACGGTGGCGTCCAGGGCGACGCTCGCGCCGTCGACGTCCACGCACACGGTGTACGCGAGACCACCGCACTCAAGCACCGGATACGAGAACAGCCTGCCTGGCGGGCCACCAAGTACAGGCGCGGCCGGGGCCGGCGCCGCCCCCGGGCACTTGATCGTCGTGATCTGCTCCGCGCCGTCAAGCTCAAACGTGCCCCACGCGGGGATATACGCCACGTTCAGCTCGCTACATGCGGCGCACGGATCTAGCTGGTCGACCGGCAACCCAAGCGGGTTCTCCCAGAATTTCGTCCGTACGTGCCGTAGCGGGAGAGATCCGGCGTAGATGCTCATCCCGATGACGCCCTGAGCCCACCCGGGCACCACGTCCGGCGGCACATCCAGGCAGATCCTGGCCTGCTCGAACGGGGTGCACGTGATGCAGGAGTTGAGCGGCACCGGCACCGGCGGCGGGGGCGGCGGGGTTGGGCATCCTGGATCGAACGCGCACGGGTCCGGGATAGTGCACGTCTCCTCATCCGGCGGGCACTCCTCGCCACCGTCTACGCGCACCCAGGTGAAACAGTTCTCCCACGTGTCCCCGCCGGCCAACGGCACCGAATCGTGGAGGGTGACCTGCTCCCGGTACGCGCACGGCCGCCCGGCCGCGAACGCGAACTGCACCCGAACCATTGGGGTCATACCGCACCCGCAGGAACAGCGCTTCCCGATCCGCTCGATGATCTCCACGTCGCTGACGAGCGAGACCCGCTTCAACGTCCGCCAGTACGGCGCGAAATGGGCGTCGTAGTCGATATCCGGGCAGTCCGGGTCCAGCGGCGGCGGGCAGCACTCCAGGTACCGCAGATCCGCCCCGGCGCAACGAGTGCCGGGAGAGCACGAGCCGCGAAGCGCGGTCCGCAACCAGCGCAGCCCGTAGGAGATAGCGCAGCCGGTGCGGCCCATCAGGATCCCTGTCACCGTGATCACCGGCGGCGCCTGCCGGACGCGGCCAAGGACAGCGCCACCGGCCGCGAGCTCGTTCACCGCACGCTCTAACCGGCCCGGCCCTAGCCCCGTGACCTCCTGGATGATGACGCCGCCGAAATCGTAGGAGTCGGGTTCGGTGGGGTCGTACCACGGCGCGGCGTCGATCGCCGGCGTCTGCCACCCGTCCGGATGCCCTAGTACCGCGTCCAGGCCAGGGCAGACACAGCAGTCCCGGACGGTCGCGGTGTCCGGCGCCCATCCCTGACACGCATACGCCACGGCCTGCTGAGACACGAGCTGGATTCCATCTAGGCACAGGTATCCGTCGTAGGCCACTACACACCCCTCAGCCCGGCGACTAGGCGCTGATTGACGTAGGCAACGAAAGCGTCCGGGTCTACCGGGCTCGGCATGTTGATGGTCTGCTGCACCGTCACCGGAGCCCTCGCCGCAGAAGCGGCGGGGAACCGGCCCACCTGCCCGGCCCCACCCGAAACCCACGACGGAGACCACCCGCCACCGGTAGCCGCCCGCATCGTCGGGACGGACACGTCCGCGAGATCTTCCGCCGCGCGGCGGACCGCCTCAGTCTGCCCACGCAACCCCTCCACAAGACCCGCCCCGGCCTGCTCACCGATCAACGCGAATACCTTGGACGGAGAGGAGATCCCTAGCCTCTCCCGCACTGCGGCCACCGCATCGTCTACCGCGCGCACAGCGGTCGACGCCAACTCGGTCGCCTTCTGCCGCACGCCCTCGATCAGACCGTCGATCAAGGCCCGGCCCTCAGCGACGAGCCTGCCCGAGATCCCCGCTAGAGCCCTCTCCGCTCGATCCGGTAGGCCCTGCACGTATCGCACGATGTCGTCGATTCGCTGCTCTACCTCTCTCCGCGCGGCCCGCCACGCCTCACCGACCGTTCGCCGCACGAGGTTCGCGAATCTGGTGATCGCGTCCGACACCCTCCCTGGCAGCGACGCCGTATACGTCGCGACACTCGTCACCGCGTTGTCGATCGCTGCCGCCGTAGCGTCCCATGCCTCCCGGAGCTGCCCGAGATACACCTGCAGGCCCTCGGTGACCGAACCGTTTACGGTCAGCAGGTTGTTCAGGCTCGCAACGAGCCGCCCAACCCAGGCGATCACCGGCTGTATCCAGTCCAGCCATGCCGCCCCCGACTCCGCCACCAGCGTCAGGCCCTCAGCGAGCAGGACCAGCGGCACGGCCGTAGTTAGGGTGATGAGGATGCCGGCGAGCTGCCCCAGCGGCCCGAGGACGGGCGCCAACGCTACGAGGACGTTAGCTAGAGCGACACCGAGGTCAATGATTGATTGCACCACGATCGGCAGAGCCGGGCCGATCTGCTCGATCGCTGCGGCCAACCCGGTGCCGAGATGCTCGATGACCGGCTCTATCGCGGCCTGGATGTCCAGCAGCCCCTGGGTGAGCACAGGCAGCACCGGCTCCAGGACCGTAGTCAATGCGTCAGCGACGGTCGATATCAGTGGCGCGGCGCGCTCCATTGCATCGGCGAGGACGGTCCCGAGTGCACCGGCGATCTGACCGACCAGCGGCTGCAGCGGCTCTAGCGCGGACAGCACCCGACCGATCGCGGCGCCCAACGGGCCGAGCGCCGGCGCCAACTGCTGCACACCCTCGCTGAGGCCCCCCGCGAAATCCCTCAGGCCCGGCCCGGCCGCCTCTACCAGGGCCCCGAGGGCGGTCACGGCAGCCGCCAACCCGGGCCCGATCGCGGTCGCCATGTCCCCGATCGCCGGGGCGATGTCCCCGATCTCGGTCACCAGGGACCGGATCACCGGGGACAGCGCCTCCCCAACCCTCCGCAGCTCGCGGAACAACGCGATGAGCTGGAGCTGCCCGTCCGTCGAGGCCAGGAAGTCGTTCAGGTCGCTAGCGGCGACGCTAAGCCACCCGAGCGTGTTCGGTCCGGCCGCCGACGCGGCCTCGAACACGCTCTGGAGGATCCCGTACAGGTCACCGGCCAGAGAGGACAACCGCCCCATCACGGTCAGCGCGTCGTCCACCCACTGCATCGCTTCACCAGTACGTGCCGCGGCAGTCGCCCACGCCTCGAACCGCTCCGCGAGGTCGGCAACGTTGGCTGCCCACCCGCCGAATGCGGGGATGATCGCTGTCACGAGCTCACGCAGCCCTGTAAGCGTTGGCTCCAGCGCGGGCCGCAGCTCCGCTAGCGCGTCCGCGACGGAGCCGAACACGATGCGTGTCGCCGCGACGGTCTCGGCCTCAGAAGCGAACGCGGCGAGCTCTCGCGCCCCTAAGCCGAGTTGCCGCGCGACCTGCGCCATACCTCGCTGTACCGGCCCAGCCAATGCGTCCGCGACACGCGTCAACTGCCCTTCGAGCGGCCCGAAAAAGACGTCCTGTACGGCGTTTCGGATCTCATCTAGAGCGGGTCGGAGCGCCCTCAGCTCACGCGCCACAGACCGGGCAGCAGGGGAGATGCTCTCTAGAGCCTCTTGAAACTCCTCAGCGTCCCCGGTCAGCGCAGTCTCGAATGCGTCACCGACACCCGACAACGCGACCCGCAACGTCCCCATGACCGCGGCTACCCCCGCGATCGACGCCGGTAGGGCGGCGAATCCACCGGCTAGCGGAGCCAAGGCGGCGACCAGCGAAGTCAGCGCCGCAGCGGCCGACGCGGCACCGGCAGCCAACGCGGAGAATCCGACGGCGACCAGCGGCCCTAGTACGGGCGCTAGGAGCCCACCGAGCGAGATCCGAGCCAACCGACCGACGACCTCCCGGCGGAACGCGTTCGCAAAGCTCCGTCCCGCGCGGCGTCCTCCCCGGCCAGCGCCGTCCCCGAAGGAGCGCGCGAACTCCTCGCCAGCGTCGCGGCCACCCCGGCCCGCCTCGATCTCAGCCCGCGCGAACGCCTCGCTGACCCACTTACCGGTGTTCGCGTCTCGTAGCCGGCCGCTGGCGTCTCGCCAAAACCGGTCGGCCGCCTTCTGCCCGGCCTGCCCGGCCGCGCGCTCAGCGCCCTGGAACCCCTTCGCGACCGCCGCGCCGAGCCGATTGTCCCGCTCAACCTGCCGCGCGGCACGTTCGACGGCCCGGTCCAAGTCGCGGCGCACGTTGCGTTCCGCGTCGCGGCTGTCCAGCCTCGCGGTGATCTCAACCGCGGCCTCTGCCAGCACCCGGGCACCTCACCATGCGCGGACGGCGACCCGGCCCCGAGCCAGCGGCATCACGGATAGTCTGCCAGCCCTTATCTCGCGGCCATGGCCGCGAGGAACGACGCGCCCTCATCCTCAGCGATCCACAACTCCGCTTCGGCTGGCGCGGTCGCCGGGGGCTGCCGCAGCTCGAACTCGATGCGGTGCCGGTCAGAGTCGTCTCGCCCCTCCAGCGCCAACGCCATAAGCACACTGACCGCGCGCGCGGGCGACGACTCCAGCAGCGCAGCCAGGTCCACGCCACGCAGCAGCAGCACCCCGTCGACGCGGGACCACTCCGTTACGGCCATGCCGAGCAGGCGGCCGGCCACCCAATACGGCTGGCCGAATGTGACCTCGACCAGCCGCGCCGCGATGTTGTGCAGGTCCGGTAGGTCAAGCGGGTCAGTCTCGTCGACGCACCGGGCGAGCAGCCGCGTAGATGATCGGCTGTCGAGAACGTTCGCCAGAAGAGCGAGCGGCCACGCCTGATGCTCGAACGCGGGGAGCACGTCAACGGCCGTCGACCAGTCGACGAGCTGATAGGTCTCGCCGTCTAGGATGAGCTCTCGTGGCGGCCGCAGCCCAGGCAGCCCGGCCACGGATCACCGCCTAGCGGTGGTCTTCTTCGCCGCCCGCCTCGCGGCCCGGTTCTCGCCGCCCTGGTCTACCCACAGGGACACGAGCCGCTCCATGATCGCGAACACGTCGGTGGCGTCGAGCGCGTCGTCGGGGTCGAGGAGCCGGTCCCGCAGATGCCGCGACGACTCATCCGTCAGGCATCCATCGAGAAACTGAAACACCAAGTGCACTTTGTCGGCGGTAGGGACCCTCTTAGACGCCGCCTCCGAAAGCAGTAGTAGGTGGGCTTCCTTCGGGCGCCTGGCAGTCAACACGGTGCCGTCCACCGCGAACGGCACCGTCTCTCGCTCCTCGCCGGCCGATCTCGCGCCGGTGGTGAATACGAGGTCATCGGGGACATCAGGCACAGGCATCGGTGGTCTCCTATCGGTCGCGCCGCACCACAGGGTACGGCGACACCTCTTCGAGCGCGTCCGTCAAGAACCGGTTAGGTGGGGTACCGCGTACGAACCGCGCGTACACCACCCGCCGGTTCCCTCTCGCTGGTACCCGTTGCCCTGCCCGTAGGGGACCGCCGGGCTTGACCTCAAACCTTAGGAACCGGTGCCGCCGAGGGGTGATCACGCGGCGGCGTGGCCCGTAGATACCGGTCCCCTCATGTACGTACAGGGCGTACTGCAACGGGGACCATACGGTCCCCGTGACTCGGGTACGGCCGGTCTCCACCCGGTATAGCAGCGACGCCCGCAGCGTCCCCTCGTCGACGGGGGCGCGCTGGCGGGCGCCGTTCCATGTCTCGCGTGTGACCCGCTCAACTTCCCTAGTCGCCGACCCCCGTAGGACCCGCCCTAGCTCGAGCCGGTTGACCGTCACCGTCACACGCGCCACGGGATCTGCTCCTACTCGTTGCTCGTGAGCCAGTCCAGGCTCGCGTACAGGTCACATCGCTCAGGGTCGGCGTCGCCGGTGATGTCTACGGGCACCTCGACCGGCCGGTCCGTCCCGGCACGGTGGAGTACATCGACGTAGGTGAAGCCGCCGCCGACGATGCCCCCGTCGCGGTAGCACACGGCAGTGACCTCATAGTGCCGCAGGTTCGCGTCGTATCCGTTGGTCAGTTGCGCTGTGACCCGGCCGTCGCTGTAGTCGTCACCCCAGTGGGCGACGCTCTTCGCGGTGACCGACCGGCCGGGGGTGTCGTCTACGGCGTGGTCAACGATGTCGACCTCCGCGGCGACCTTGTCGACTACAGCGTCCTCACCGACCTCGACTCCGACCGAGACGGCGCCGGTCTGCTGAGAGCCGATAGCGACGTAGGTTGATTCCTGCCCGAGCACCTTGCCGGCCCGGTCGTACGCGGCGATGTCGACGAGGACCTGGACCCGCGCCGTCGACGGGTTATCGACGACGGCGACGGCTGCGAGCCGGCCGAACATATCGGCGTCGAGCCCGTACCCGACCTCCTTGACGTGGACTTTCGGTGCCTGAGTCGTCTCGGGTTTCGGTGTGGCGGTCTTCTGCCCGGCCTGGGCCGGGTCGCCTCCCCCGCCGCCGGTGCAGCCTACAGCGACGGCGAGTACGGCGGCAGCGATGATGAGCCTCATTGTGTGAGTGTCCCCCTCCGGCGAGAATCGTGGTGCAGGTTTGCGTCAGTACGGTAACCCGCCCCCGGGAAGGGGTCAGGACACGCCGGGGCAATATTCTGCGCCCAAAGCGACTGTGACCTGCATCGCCCCGCCATGGCAGCCGCCGCTAGGGCCGATCGGCTGCCACGCCCCGGGCACGGCGCCCGGCTCACACGGATCCGCCCCGAAACAACAGGTGACGGCGCAGCGCATCGCGGCGGCGTCGTCGGCGGCGACGAGCGCGTCCCGCGTGACCTCCTCACACGTCGGCGGCTGCGGGGGATCAGAGTCGTCTAGCGTGGCCGCGCACCGGTACACGACCATCTCCAGCACTACCGCCCACTCCATTTGCATGCAACGTGAGGACTGGACGATCGGATCCGGGAAACTAGTGGTGGGGTAGATCTGCGCAACCCGGACAGCTGCCTGCCCGTCGCCGGCGCCGCACTGGCAGCACACGTCCATCGGCACCGCGACACCGGGCGCGAGACAGCACCGGCACACCGGACCACCGAGCGAGGCGTCCAGAGCATCGCATAGGCACGTGAGGAGCCGGTCAGCTAGCACCGGTACCCGGTCGGTCATCGGCCCCACCTCGGGGACGTTTGGGTGCGAGGCGGGAGCCGGTCAGGGGAGTACACGGCGGCCGGGCGGGTGAGCCCTGCAGGATTGACCGCGGCGATCCACGCGTCCACCGACGGCAGCCCCGTGCGGCCCTGGGCAAGAAAGTCCATAGGGTCGACGAAACTCACGGTCACGCCTTCGCGGGTGATGGACTGAACACGTTTCGGCAGCTCACACGTCCGGTCCCCGGCGCACGCTTTGACTAGCTCGCAGACGTACTTGCTGTACGCCCACATCGCGGCGTCGTCGAGTGGCAGCCTACGTAGATACGTCACCGCGAATGCGCCCGGCCCGTCCGGCTCGGCTCCTAGGTCCTGGCAGCGCGGCCAGCACGGGTATCCCGACAGGCGGACTAGGCGCCGGTGGTCGTCTACCCGGTACGTGGCGGGGTCGACGAGCTCCCCGTCCACCCACACCTCTAGGACCTCCTCCACCGGCCCGGGCAGGAGTTCCTCGCACACCGCGCAACACGCGCACGGGCTCTCACAGTCGCAGATGGTGTTGACCCATGCCCCGTCTCGCAGATGCGGGTTGAACGGGGACCCGCCGTAGTTGTCGCGGCCGTAGTACGTCGTCTCCCCGTCGCATTCCCGGCCACACGGCCGCACCGTGACCTCACACAGACCCCACCGCCGACCCGATAGTGTCTACAGGATCCGGGCGGCGACCGGCGCCCACCGCGCCACCTCGTCGGCGACGTCGCTGGCATCGAGATCGATGCCGCGGCAGCACGCCAACGACGTATCAGGCGGCGGCCAGCACGGCCCATGCCCCGACATCAGCGGCGCCCCTCATACGGTGAGGCGTCTGGGAACGATCGACGGATGTACTGCCCGACCTTCCCATGCTCGAACGTCTGCGGCATCGTGCTCAAGAACAGGGCAGCTGTGTTGACCGGCTCATTGAGCCGGACGACCTTCGGGTCCCGCATCCTCGTCCCGCCGACCCCGAACAGGTTGCCGTAGAGAGTGCGCTTGTGAAGCGCCCGGATGTTCCGCCCGATGTCCAAGGCCTTGAGCACCTCGGTCTTGCGCATAGGCATAGGGACGTGCAGCTCGTAGGAGAGTGGGTCGGGGTACCCGAGCCGCTTCAGCAGCGCCCTAGTCTCACGTAGGCCACGCAGGTACATACCGTGTGCCCGAGACGCGTAGTACCGCTCCACCCCGGCGACCGGTCCCCGGTGATACATGCCGATCGACCCGACGGGGCGCATCAGGAACACGTCGTCCTGCCAGAACAGGAACTCCTCCGACAGGTCGGGGTGGCTACAGGCCGCTCGAAGGTTCGCCGTCGAGTTCTCATATTTGGTGCCGCGCTGCGGCACCGGCACGTACCGCACACCCTTGACCCACGACGGTTTGTACCCGGCGATCCACACCCGCCCGTGCGGGACGTGCTGCAGGCTGCGCAGCGCGTACCGCAACGCGTGGTTTGCGTCGCCCGGCCGGACAACGAACACGACATCAGGAGCAGACACGAGCCGCGCCCCCGGTCAGGACACGTCGCCGAGCGAGTAGTCCGGCATCGGCTGGCACCCGCACTCAGGTTCTGGCGGCGCGATCGTCGTCAGGTGCATGTCCTCGTGGTCGTCAGGACCGATCGGGGTGAGCAGCGGCCCGGGTGTGCCGGCGGCGTCCTGCTGGTCGACATCCCACGGGCCTACGCCCCACCCGGAACCGGCTTTCGTCCGCGCCGTCAACGAAAACGTGACAGCGTTGTTGCCCAACGTGTACTCGCCGATGATGCCGCCGACTAGCCACGGCAACAGGTAGTAGCCCCACTGACCTTGCGCGGCCGTCGGCTCGCACTGGACATCCGGCACCCGCGACCAGGTCTCCAGCGCCCATCCCGCGTCACACTCGATCTGTCGCCGAACCCGCACACCGACGGAGTTGCCCTCCCAATCAAGGACCCGCTCATACCCGGTGATCAGGCTGATGACGTCGGGGTCTACCTGGCAGAACGTGATAGCGACGTTGATCCAGCGGAGCTCCTCGCAGGACCGATCGGTGACGCAGACCTCGCCGCACGCGTTGCGTTGCTCGATCTCGTCCGGCTCAGTCGTCTCGGGTGTGAAAGCGATCTCCGTGTAACCCTTGGTGACGACGTATCCGCATTCGGTTCCAGGGGGGACGGGGCGGCCGCACGAGTCAAGCTTGGTGATCCGGGCCGCGCAGGACCGCACCGAGCTATAGCACTTGGTTGCCATGGCAGGGGACCTCAAAGAGACGTGAGGCTGCCCGACCCCTATGCCAGCGGCTACCGCTCATCGTAGCCCTCGACCCCGCCGCCCGACGTCGCCCGGCGCCGCCAGGAACGGCGTATCGAACACCACCGCGAACACCTCTCGGCCGCGTTAGTTGCCCCGGTGTAGGTGTCGACACGCCGCCCCGGCAGGTCAACGGACCAGCTAGCCCCTAGACATCAGCTCAGCCTCGTCCACGTCACCAGCGCATCCGACGACGGCGCGGCCTCTACCTGCAGCGTAGACAGCGTGAGCGTGGCGTCAGAGTCCTTAGCGACGCTCCAGGTGAGAGAAACCCCGGCCGGGACCTGCACGGCGCCGTCGTCCGTGGTCACCGTCGCCTCACCGGCGACCACGGTCACGGTCGCCGACTGTAGGCCGGGCGCCACCGGGGGAACGTCGACGCTGTCGGACGCTCCGAGCCGCTGCGCACCGGTCGCTACCATCACGCCCGCTCCGGCTCCGGCACCGGCTGGCCGGGAGAGACATCCCCAGGGGACTCGACCTGGCCACCGGCGCACGGCCCGGCGCCCTCTGGTGGCGCGCCCTCGACGTACTCGCCGGTCGTCAGGTCAAGGTAGCCGTCCTGGGTGACGTTGCCGTCACAGCCGCGGGTTACCACGACCGCGATCGGTGTACCGTCACCCAGGCACAGCGGGGCGGTTGAGAGCGCAGTCGTCCTGCTCTCGCAGGCCTCGCCCTGTCCGCAGCAGGAGCAGGACACGAAGTTCCCTCCGATCGGCATTACGTCTCCTCGCTTCGCGGTCGTCGACCGAGCGTCGTTTGCAGCCAGTCCGTGAGCTGCGCGCGTGTGCGGCCGCACGCGGCGACCAGCAGGTGATCGGGGACCCGGAAGATGTAGGGGCGGGTCGGGGCCGGGGTGAAGGCACGATGCTTAGGCACCGGCTGGAGCAGCATCCCCCGGGTATCAGCGAGGTAGGCGTACCCGTAGCGGCGGATGTACCGGCCGGTCGGGTCGTGGCGCCGCCAGTACCTGGAGCGGCGGCAGCGGCGCACCGAACCCGGTGACAGCGCCTCGTACACGATGGCGCGTTCCGCGCGGGACGCGGCCTGGATGTTCTCCAGGTGGTACAGAGTCACTCTGGGCTGCCGGATCCGCGTATAGCCGCCGCCGACAGGTGTCGGCGCCGTCTGGATCGCCTTCTGCGTAAAGACCTGGCCGGGCAGGTACGGGAACAGGCGGGGCCGCCACTTGTTGCCCCACATGCCGTCGACCCGGTAGTGGGTGGCGGTCCACATCTCCCGCAACGGGAAGCTGTAGATGGCGCGGCGACGCCGCCGGATCAGGCTGGGGATGACGCGGGCAGCGTTGTCCTCCCACCGCTCATCAGGAGATGTGACAAGCACCCAGTCCCACGGCCGGATCCCAGCGTCTTCTAGGGCGCTGCGCTGCATCAGCCGGTACTGACCCTCGTGCACCCACAGCTCGTCGGTGCGGGCCCGGTCGTCGACGATGACGAGCTCATCTACCCACGCGAGGTTGCGGCGGAGCTCGTCTACTAGCCACTCCGGCTCGTAGCGCCACCCGGCGACGGCGTAGATGCGTGGCTTAGGCACGAGCAACCCCCTCGCGTTGCTCGTGCCTAAGCCGGTCCGGGGAGTCCGGGTGCGAGTAGCCAGCCGCGACCGCGCCGGTGTACACGCCGTCGCCGAAGACGGCGCGGAAGTGGTCTCGGTCACGGGCGCGGATGTTGGGGTTGATGTAAGCCGCTGCCAGCCCGAGATCGGTAGCGCGTAGTAGGAGCTGCTGCACGATCACGCCCGAGTCCAGGTATGGCATGTACTCGATCTCGTTGCCCGCCTTGTACGCCAGCGGGCTCCCGAACAGCAGCAGCACCAGCGGGGCGCGGTGGACCCACCCGACCCCGCCGACTAGGAGCCCACCGAGCAGCGCGAGCTCGTCGCGGGTGTCGACGACACGCACGGAAACGCCGCGCCTGTCACAGGATGACGGGGCGAGGTCCACCACCTCTAGTAGCGCGGCCCGCGTCTGCGGCTCGACCGGCCGGTCAGCGAACATGCGGTCGCTGTGTCTAGCCCGCATCACCTCGATCAGCGTGCGCTTCTTGCGGGCCTGGTGAGCGAGGTACCGCTCCTGGTACGGGTCCGTCATGACTGGTCACCGCATCCGGCTGCGAGCCACGTCACGTACGCCGCGCCCCCGTCCGGTACCTCGACCGCGAAATCGGTGCAGAGCACGCCCGGCTCGCAGTTGGTGCCGGGAGCCGTCCACGAGAGCGAGGTCCCGCATTCGTTGATGACCACGCCGTCGGTCGCGCCGGTGCAGGGGTAGACGGTGACCGGGCCGCATACGACGGACAGGTGCACGCTCTCTGTGCCTGCCGGGATAGTCCACGTTTCCGGCCCGGTTAGGCCGACCATGCCGGGGCACATAGGGGTCGGTGTGCACGGCTCAGGCGGGGATTCTTGGTCGGTGCAGCTTGTGCAGGGTCCGAGACCGTCGGGCGGCGGGCCGGGCGTGAACGTGCCGGCCGCGTCGATCCACCCGGTGACCTGCGGATCGGGGTCGGGGTCGCCGCAGGAACCACAGCTTGTGGTGAGGACAAGGGTGACGGGGGAGCAGTCGTCGGTGCGGCACAGCGAGACGGTGGCGACAGCGGGCGAGCAGCACACATCCCCGGCGCCTGGGCCTGGGCCCGGGGAGGAGGGTTCGGTGCCGCACGAGGGGCACGGGAGCGGCTCGGACGGGATGCGGTTGTCCGGCACGTCAGCTCACCTCCTGCTGGTCGAGGAGGTGTTTTCGGACGCGGGAGACGGTAGACGCGTCGGCGTCGAGCCTGCGAGCGATCTCCCGGATGGTGAGTTTGAGGAGAGTGGGGTCGGCTCGGAGCGCGTTCTCGACGCGCTGCCTTTTCGATACCGGTCGCTCCGGCTCGGGTTCGGGGTCGGCGGGAGCCGGCGCCGGAACCGGGCCAGGACCGGGGTCGGGGTCGGTGGTGCCGACCTCGACAGCGACCTGGCCCGGCACGACATACCCGCGGCCAGCCCACCGCACCACCCGGGGATCCATCCCTAACCGCCGCGCCGCTCCTAGCAGACGCCGCACAACATCCTGCCTAGTGCGCCACGTCGTCTCCACGAGCACCGTGCGGGGCGGGTCCGGCGTCAGCATAGGCAGCTCGCAGTCACCAGCACGGCCGCGCACACGCACTCATAGGACACGGCGTAGAGCCGTTCGGCGAGCACCGTCGCCCTGTTGTGCCTGTGGTCAAACCCGTCCCGGGCCCGAGGCGGAGTCACGAACACGTCGCCGCGGCGGATCGTGACAGCGCCGGTGGCATACATCCACGCCGTCCCAGGCGGCGCCGCCTGGCCACACGGCCCCGTGTTGAGGCTGGCGCCGTACATGGCCCACCGGGACCCGACCGTCGTCTCAATCACCCCGTTGCCGCGGTGGATCAGCCCGGCGGCCGCGGTGAACGCGGCCATGCTCCTAGGGGAATGGATCACCGGGACACCGCCGTAGTGGTTAGCCGCGTACTCCTCCAACGCCGCTAGCCCGGCGGTGACCGACAGGGCGCCCTCGGGTCCCTCGACCGTGTTGAGCACACGACAACACGGCTGCCCGTCGTCGCAGCACTCTGCCGGGGACTCGTCGTACCCGTCGGCGTCGCAGCACTGGGAGAGCCGCTGCCACAGGCGTTCTTCGACGGCGCGTTGCTCACCTAGCCGCAGGGCCTCACGCGCCGACTGCTCGATTTCCGCGAGGCTAGACGAGATCAGGTCGCATTGCGGGCCGGCGAGAACCACGAACGGGTCGGCATGCACCACGCTCAACGCGCCCTGCACGGGCTTCTCGGCCGGGGACTCGCAGTCCGGGTCCCACGTTGATGCCTCCGAGCACGCGTGCGTCACGTACTCGTACCCGCCGCACTGCCACTGCGGGTCGATCGGCTCGGGCGGAATCGATGCCACGCTGAACAGCCCGTACCGGTATGGGGTGATCGTCGGCGGGTCTACCAGCACGCTCGGGCAGTACATGTCCCCCACCTCCCTCCAAGGCTTCCTAGGGGCGGTGGACCTGTGCCCGGCCGCCGTAGGGGGGACCGCAAACCGGGGGCCGGGCACAGGGGACTAGGACTCAGAGGGGGACGTGCCGGTAGCGCAAGGCACCTCGACACGCTGACCGATCGCGCCGTTCGGGCACACCGGCACCGAGAAACGGTACGAACCCGTGCAGCGCTGGACAACGCACAGCGCCTCCTCTGTGAATAGCGCTGTGTAGCGGTTGCGTCGCATAAGCGTCGAGTCGTAGAGGGTGTCGATGGTGATGATGTCCTGCGCAGCCGCGACCCACGTACCGGCCGGGTAGAGCAAGAACTCGACTCGCTCGGGGTACGCGGTGATCGGGGTCGCCGGTCCGGGCAGCCCGTCCGGGGACGGCTGGTCACAGCCGGCGAGAGGCTGCCAGTCGTACACCCACTGCACCCGCACCCCGCGGCGGGAGAACCACGCCGTGATCTGCTGATCCGTCACGGCGAAAACGTCGAGACCCTCACGGTTAGCGAGGTCCGCGCGGATCGCCGGACGAATCCAGTACGGCGCGACCATCTCCAGACTCGCGTTACGCGCGAGCCGGTTGCGGTACCTGACCCACTCCACCTCAAGCTCGATGGCGTTGAGCACCGAGGCGGTAGCACCGGCTCCCAGTTCTGGCATACCGAGATCGTCGGAGCCGTCATACACGGCCTTGAGCTTGACCGCGCTCATTCTGCGAGCGTGTGCCCTGAGCGCGAACCGCAGAAAACGCGACACCCACTCCGGGTACGACTTGTTCGTCAGGATGCCGGCTGTGATGCACAGCCCGTATGCCTCCTGACTGCACTCCAGCCACTCGTCAGGACACGGGATCTCTACACACGGCTTCTCTTCGCCGGCGTCGACCTGCTCTGACGTCATAGGCCCGAAAAAGCCGTCGGTCACCATGTCCCACATGGCGCAGTAGTCCGGGGACTGTAGGTACTGCACAACACCCCTGGTGACCGTGACCTCGGGCAGATCGAACAGGCCGTCCATCGAGTCGAGCTCGGGACACAGGTCGGTCCACCGTTCGGCCGGTCCACACCAGCCGCCGGCCGCTACCAGCGAACCGCCGGTCAGGCGGGCCTCGTTCGCGGCGTGGTCGATCAGCTCCAGCTCGGAGTTATACCGTTGCAGGTTGAGCCCGGTGTCCGGTTTGACGATCTGCGCGAGCCCGTACGTCATCCGTTTGCTCGGGGCGCCAGGCCGGTCCCCACGAGGCATCGCGGCGAAACGCCGGATCGTCGCCTCCGCGACGTCGTGCCAGGACCGGAACGGAGCGCCGGTCGCGATGCCGGGCACGTCGGCGGCCGCTACCAGTACCTGCCCCAGAGGTCCGGCGTCTTCGGCGGGGGGTTCGGGGCGAGACACCCGGCGGGCGATAGCGGACAGGTCGACGCGACGGGTGGCGCGCAGCGACGCGCGGCCGGGCTTGGCCGGGCCAGGCGCTACGGTCTCACCGGCGGCGAGTACTACCTCACCCTCGACGAGCTCAGCGGGCGTGTCCGGGACGGCTACCTCACCGGCCGGTTCACCGTTTCCGTCGGCGCCGTCCTGGGGGTTGTCCGCCTGCGCGGCGGTGTCCTGGTCGGTGTCGCCCTGGTCGCCGTCCTCACCCTTCTCGGGTTCGTCGCCGGCGTCCTCGTCGCTTTGGGGGGTTGAGTCTTTAGGGCGCAGCCGGGATGCGAGCTCGTCGATGTGTGCCTGCTGCTCGGTTGCGATCTGCTCGCGGCGGTCTTTCTCGCTACGGATGGCCTCTACGACGCTGGTGAGCGCTTCGAGGGCGGCGATATCGTCGTCGGCCTTGTCCGTTTTGATGTAGAGGTCGTCAAACGCGTCGAGCGCTTCGGTTTCGAGCGCGGTCAGCGCGTCGAGCGCTTCGCTGGTAGAGGCGTCGGGGTCTTGCAGGAATGCGGCGAGGTCGCCGTCCTCGCGGGCCAGCTCATCAAGGAGAGCCTGGAGGGTGATGCCGCTCACGTCCGGGGATCCTTCCGGGGCAGAGCTGCCCGGCCCCTATGCCAGCGGCTACGGGTACAGAGCGTACCTGCCGCGCGGGCGGCGGCGCATCAACGGTCGTCGATGACGAAGGGGCCCCAGCCAACGGGGGAGAGCTGGGGCCCCTGATCTTTGACGACGTGCGTCGGAAACGGCTTGGTCAGCGTACACGCACACCGACCGATGGTGCTGGACATGCAACGACACCCGCACGCCAGGCGAAACCCGCCTCTCATCCGGCAACCCGCCCCAGCCTCGGTGCGGCACCTGCCGAGGTGCCCTCTCCACTAGGGCCGCACCCGACCCCGGCCAACCCCATCCCGACCTCGACACCTGGACAGCGCGACTCATCGCCGAGGGCACCAGCCTGATCGGCTGGTCGCTTGTCCTCGCCGACCCCGACGGCCGGGATCAGCGCATCCTCCCTACCGGCCTCCTACAGAGAAACGGTGACGCCGCCCCCGAGGTGACCTACGCCGACGCCGTCCTGCACGCCGGGCACTGGCATCGGATCGACGACTGGCCGGCTCGATGCATGCGGCACGGCGCCGTCGTCAGGATCCAGTCCAAACTGGTGTAACCGCCGATAATCTGCCGTTATGGGGACCATCAAACCGGCGTCAACGGGCACCGCGATCACGCCCGCGTCGACCGGAGACGAGCTATCGCCGGCGGCGCGGGAGCTCATCCAGCAATCCGTGCCACCCAACACGCAGCGCGCGTACGAGCGGCAGTGGCGCGCTTTCCTCGCCTGGTGCGCCGACGTCGACGTGCAGGCGTTCCCGGCCAGCCGGGAGACCATGGCGAACTACGTAGCGCACCTAGTGGAGCGAGGCCTCGCCCCGGCCACGATCGGGCAGGCCATCGCGACCGTGCGCACGATCCACCGGCTCCGAGGTATGGCCGGCCGACCGGGCACCGACCTGGCGTTGCAGGTGCTCCGCGCGTACCGGAGACAGCGGGCTGCGGCCGGGATCGGTAAACGGCAGGCGCCGCCGATCACCATCGACCGACTGAGGGCGATGGTCGACGCCACCGACGCGGAGTCGACGGCGGGCCGTCGAGACCGTGCCCTGCTGGTGTTGGGGTTCGCGCTGATGGCTAGACGCAGCGAGCTCGCGGGCCTCCGCATCGACGACATCGAGGTCTGCGACGACGGGCTGAGGGTGCGGATCCGGGAGTCGAAGACTGATAGGGACAGCGAGGGTGTGGTGGTGCGGGTGCCGCACGGGGTGCACTCGTTGACGGATCCGGTGAGGGTCGTGCGGGCGTGGATTGGTCACCTCGCGGAGCACGGCGTCACCGAGGGGCCGCTGCTGCGGGCTGTTAGCCGGGGCGGCCGGATCGGGGACGGCATGTCGCCGCGAGCGGTTAACGAGCGGGTACGGGTGCTCGCGCGGCGGGCCGGGTTGCCGGACGCGGAGCGGGTCACGTCGCACGGTCTGCGGGCCGGTGGGCCGACGGAGGCGGCGCGGGCGGGGGTGCCGGTTGCGCAGATTGCGCGACATGGCCGCTGGGGGGAGCGGTCTATGCAGGTGCACACCTACATCCGGGATGTGGATGCGTGGCGAGACAACCCGATGCGGGGGATCGGCCTGTGATGACGGGCCTCTTGAGGGCGATCGGACCCGCTCGCTGCGCACGAAAACAGAGAGTGGCCCCAGCCGGGGGAAGCTGGGGCCAGAGCGGCCACGGTGAGCGCAGCGCATGGACGGAAGCGAGCCGCAATAGTGCCGTGGCCGAGTGGGTCACGGGCCACGATAACCGACGGGACCACTGATCGCTATCCGTCCGTCGTGGTCGCGCCTACGCCCTCTTAATCGTCCCGGCGCCGACAGCGCGGCGCGCCGCGACCGCTTCGCCCCACGTCTCGTATACCTTCCGGGTCTCGCCGTTGGGCAGCGTCTTGCCTGTCGGCATGGCCAGCTCGTACCTCTGCCCGGCCGCCTTGGCCCGGTTCTTGCTCTTGCTGCCGCATCCGCAACCCATGATCACGTTCCTCCTTTGATACGTGCTGCTAGAGCCGACGCTATCGCTGCCGGGCCGCGTCCTGCGCTCTCGACGTTCTAGCGGCCGGTGTCCGGACTCTGCTAGCAGACGTTGCGGCGGTACAGGCTCACGGGGTTTTTCCCTTTCTGTGGTTTGGGGGCGGCTGACCATCACTGACCTCCGTCTCGTCCGATACGCGCCGCCAACGCCGCGGCACGAGAATCCGGGTCACGCCCGATCCTGCGTGCCAGCGCCCAAACACGACGCGCCCGAGCCTGCCGGGCATCTATCTCCACCAGCACCCGCCGCGCCACGCGATCCTCAAGGTCGGCGAGAGGGTCGGTAATGCCGGCAGCGGCGAGAGACGCATCGATCCCGGGACGTAGACACCCGGCGGCGACGAGCGACACCTGCAGCCCGTCCTCGGTCGCTGCTGTGGGTGCGGTGATGCCGTACCCGGGGACGTTCACGGCATGCGCGGCGATGAGTTCGAGTCCGGTTCCGTCGTGGGGAGTGCGCCAGTCACCTGACAGCGGGGATGACAGGAGGTCGTACACCTGCTGGGGGGTGACTCCGGGCCGAAGGGCACCGGCAACCCAAACACCGTGCTGGTCCTCACCGACGTTGACGACGGCGACGGTGGCGGCGACGTTGTCGTAGTGCTCGATCGCGGCGCGCATGCCAAGGCGGCCGTCTGCGTGTCCACCGCCGACGGTGAGCTTGCCCACGCGCAACGCCTGCCCGTCCGAGGTGTGGACGGTGCCGTTGCGAAAGTAGGCGTAGCCGGCCGAGGACCTAGGCGCGACGAAGCAGACGTCGGGGAACCCCGCGTGGCATTTACCCCATTCGGCGGCGTGCCCCATGACTCGGCCGTCGCGAGTGACGGTGAGCGGGGTCGGGCAAGCTAGGTGAGGGTCGGCGAACCACGCGGACGGTGGTTCAAGAGGAGCGTTCGAGGCAGCCTCTTCTACGAGCGGCCGCGCGGGGCCGGCGGCCGCGAGCATGTGCTCCGACCGCTGGTCGAATGGGCACGGCGGCCAGTCGGAGTGTGTCCGGCGGACCTTCGCGTATAGCGAGCACACCTTTGCTCGGAGCCGTTCTCGCTCGTCTCTGCTGATGCCTTCAACGGCACCGATGCCCCGGCCGCCGGCTAACGCTGCTACGCCTCGGGGCACGATCGTTAGGCGGCCGTCGATGACGTCGGCGTACCCGAGGCCCCATGCGGCTTGGGTCTGCGCGTCAACATCGTTGCGGCGCAGGAGGAACGCGCGGGAGAGACAGTCGACGTCGACGTCGCCGTCCTCGCCGGTGCAGTGGTCGAACACGCGGCGTTTCGCGGCGGGGCCGTCCCACGCGCGGTCGCGGTCGGCGACGGGCAGGCTACTAGACCCGACGACGGCGGCCGTCACGTGGTCGGTGTCCTCCTCGCCGGCGGGGTCGTAGTCCTCTACCGGCGCTACCCGGGCCTCATCAAACGCGGGATGCGCGACGAGTGTGGCGCCCATGAGCCGCCAGTGCGTCGCCACGGCAAGCTCTCGCACCTCTCCTGCCGCGAGCTGCTCCACGTCTGGGTCCTCTACGGGAGTCCCGTCGACGGTCTCATACCGCAGCTCGAACACAGCGTCGTCGAGATCTACAGACACGCCGTTTGCCATGCCGGCGGCGAGCTGCCGGGCGGCCTCTCGCCCTGCGTCGGAGTCCAGGTCGAACGGGCCCTCCCCCATAAGCCGGTTACCGGCGACCCATACTCGGTCTATGCGGCCGGCGACCTCTGCGGTTTCGTGGCCCTGGGAGAGCTGGCGTTGCCATAGCAGCGGCAGCGGCGGCTGCCGGAGCCGCAGCTCACCGTCTGGTGCGGCGATGATGCGTCCGTCGCCGGAGCGGGCGCCGAGCGGCGCGAGCACACCCCGCCAACCCTCAGGCAGGTCAAGGCCGGACCCGGTGGCGGTGACAAGTTCGGCCAGGTCGTCGTCGTAGATCTCGGTCATCAGTCCCTCGCTTTCGCGCAGGCTTTGAGGCGCTCCCACTGTTCGGCGGCTCGGCAGGCTTCGGCGCGTGACTTGGCGTTGACCTGCTGGACGCCGGGGAGGTTGGTGTCGCCGGTCGCGCACATGCGTTTGACGGAGTTGACGGCGGTGGCGATTGCTCGTGACTCGCTCATGCCGTCGCGGCGTAGATGCCGCGCGATCCGCCTGATGTAGTTAGGTAGACCTCCGCAGTCGGACACCCAGTTGTAGGCCGCTGCGGTGACACCGGACCGGCCCGCCGTCGACTCCGCGTCGGTGGCGGCGTCCTCGTCGAGGAGGAGGAGAGTGCACCTGCACTGGATCACTTCGTGCGCCGGCCCGGTCGGGTCTCCTGGGTGCATCAGCAGTGCCCCACCGACGGCGAACGGCTGCGTGAGCGGGACCACCTGGCCGTCGGCGACCCGGTGCGTGCCTCGTGTCCGCTCATCTGGGGTTGCGAGCCACTGTTTGTACAGGGTGGTGCCGAGGGTCTCCGCAGTAGCGCGGGCGGCGGCGACGGTGCCTCCGTTGAGCGCGGCCATGGTCTCGGTGCGGGCAATCCTTCTCGCTCGGTAGTGCCACCCGTGTTCACTGGCGCGGAGCTGCTCGTACAGGCTGCGGCGGCGGGCGGCGAGGTCGACCCGCTCGGCCTCGCTTAGGTTGGGGTTGCGGTACAGGCGGAGGTCGATCGCGGCGACGACCGCGCGAGCGTCCTGGATCTGCGAGGCGGTTGGGTTGATGCGTTCAGCGGCGCGGCGGTGCCGGGCGGCGTCGGCGAGCAGCCTGGCGTAGCCGGGTGTGTCGCGGCCTTCCCGCTTTGCTCGGGCCTCTAGTGCCTCAGCGAGCCGTAGGAGGCCCTGGGCGCGTCGGCGCCGGCCCTCGGTGGTGAACTGGTCGTGCAGCGCGGCCTCACGCCGCGCGTACAGCGAGTCCCGTTCGGACGCGGACAGGGTGGCGTTGTAGAGGCGGGATTCGACGTCGATGATCTGGTCGCGGATCGCCTGGGTTCCGGTGTCGATCTGGAGGACGCGGGCGACCCTGTCGCGGATCACGGTGACCGGTTCACCTCGGGTTTGGGCGTCGACGAGGACCGCGCGGATAGCGTCGAATACCTCGTCAATGCTTTGGGTGAGGCGTTCGAGCACCGACCGCCAGTACGGTTCGACGAGCCGGTTCGGGATGGTCGCGAGCGCGGCCGCCTGGGCTGCCTCGACGCCGCCGGCGCGGGTGAGTGTAGACGCGACAGCGTCGGCGGCGCGTTGCCCCAGGACTGCGGCGATGACCGGGAGGAGGTACCGCTCGATCGCGTCTAGCCAGGTTTCTCGGGCCTGTTCCATCGCGGTCGGGTCCGGTGGCGGCGCGGCAGCGGTCAGGGACCGGGCTTTGCGGCGCTGTCTGCGGCGGCGGTGGGAGGCGGTGAGCGCAGCCGTCGGGGTCTCGTGTAGCACGAGCCGCCACAGCTCAGCGATCGTCTCAGCGTATGCGGCGAGCACGACGTCACGGATCGCGAGCTCAGTTTGGGTTACTGCGACGGCGTCGCGGAGCCGTCGGGTAAGCCACGGGTCGTCCGGGGCGCGTTGTAGCCGAGGCGGGTTAGGCATCGACGATCACCCGGTCGAGGTTGGCGGCGAGCTCTCGCAGCGCCCCGGCGATCGCGGGGGCCGGGTTGTCCGGGTCGGCGCCTCGGATGTCTACTTCGGCGAGCGGGAACTCGCGGCCGCCGGCGTGCACGACTACGGAGACCGGGGCCGCTCCCCGGCGGCGGCGTAGACGCTTACGCATGGGTGAGCTCTCCGGGGGTGAGCGCGGCGTCGAGTGCCTGGCGGAGGGTGTCGTCGCTGTGGGGTTGGCGGGTGTTGAGGAGACGCCGGACGTAGGTGTCGAGGATGGGGCGGATCTGCTGGTATCGGGGCTCTCCGACGGCGGCGCGGAGCGGCTCCCACGCTCCGGCTAGTAGCAGGTCTGGGTCGCGGTCGTAGGCGTATTTCACGTGTAGTTCCCACGGCGGGACGTTGGCGGCTTCGCTGCGCCTAGACCGGGTGAGCAACCGCTTGCCGCACATTTCGAGGGCGCGGATCACCGCTAGGGAGTAGGTGCGTAGCTCGCAGTCGCTTACGGCCGACGCGGCACGTACCGGCGGCTCCGCCTGCGACGGGGGTGTCTGGTCGGCCGGCTGCTCCGGCAGCTCCCGCACGCCCTCCTCGCCGACCTGGTCGTCGCCGCCGCCGGCCGGTGGGGAGCCCGCTACGGCGGGCAGCGAGATACCGAGCAGCGAGGCAAGCTCGGGCAACGCGGAGGGGTTCGCGCGCATCGCCTGCGCGATGAGGATCCGTAGACGCTCCTCATCGCTTGGGGCGTCGGCCTGGGTGAACCCGTTCTCTCTCCTCAACGCCTCCGCAGACAGCTCCGCCCGGTCGTACAGCTCTACTGCGGGCCGCGACCGGTCGGGCCGCAGCTCAAGAGGGCTCGTATCGAACCACACCATGTAGTCGCCGGGGTTGGTGACGCCGGCCTCCTCAAGCGCGGGCCGCAGCCACCCTACGGTTAGGGAGTGGCAGATCATCGCGGCGAGAGGCGCGATGGTGTGCTTGATCGCCTCCTCGCTGATCGCCCAGGCGCCCCAGTGGTTGGCGTCGGCGAGGCCCTTGAGTACCTCCGGGGGGATGTCCAGCGACAGCGCGATACGGCGGATCGCCTCGTCTCGGAGCTCTTTGGCCTGTCCGTCTAGTGGGGTGTCGAGGCGGAGGTGTTTGACCTGGCTGATCGCCTCGGCTGGTCCGCGGACGACCGCTGGGACTAGGGATGCGGCTGAGCTGCGGTCCCTGATCGCGGTCGATACGACGTCGATCAGGGCGAGCGTGAACGGGTCCTCGCCGTCGGCGGCGTCGGCAGTCGCGGAGGAGGGGAACTCGATGCTGTCCGGGATCAACAGCAGCCCGGCACCGGCTAGCCGGGAATCGCATTGGGCGCTCACGTACTGGGTGAGTGCGCGAAGCTCACGCGCGACGGGGAGGGTCGGGCGCACGGAGGTGTCCGGCCACTGCCAGCGACGGGGGTGCGGCCGCCACGACCGGATGATCAGGTCGTCCTCACCTAGCTCGATTTTGCCGCTGCCGTCGTCTACGGCCCACCGGCCCGTCTGGTACGTCACCTCCTCGCTGGAGTAGGGGCGTACCTCGTCCTGGCCGGCGGTGCTGGGGTCGGTTTCGCGGCCGATGATCCAGGTCTCGCCGACGGTGGCCAGGTGCAGCCCGGCGCGTTGGAGGACCTGCATCTGTTGCGTGACGCCGCCGGCGAATCCCGCGACGAGCTCGGCTACGAGCCCGTCCTCTACGGTTTCGGGGCCGCTAGGACTGGGCGCGGCGGCGATGAGTCGCACCTGCGACATGGAGTTGGCGACCCAGTTGACTCCGAACCACATTTCGCCGATCTCGTCGTACAGCGACCACGCCTCCTCCTGCCACCTTTTGGCCTCCTGCAGGTTGCGGGGCGCGGGGTATGCGCGGTCGAGGCGGCGGGAGGAGTACACGCTAGCGGCGGCTACGATCGATGGGCCGCGGCGGTCGTCGACGCCGGGGAGCTGGTAGTAGGCGATGTCGGTTTTCGGGGTGCGAGTGCGGGTCATGCTGTCTACTCCTCCTCGACGTCGAGGTTAGTGTCGAGGATCCCGTAGACCCAGGAAATCCCCAGCCATAGCGCGGCCGAGGCGTGCCAGGGGACGCCGGCCCACCATGTGACCCATCCGAGGGTGGGGAGGATGCCGATCCAGATGGATGCGCACCAGCCGCAGGTGACGAGGTACGCGAGTCGGGAGTCAGGGCCGAACCTGTTGGCGAACCAGGTCCGGATGGGTTGGGCGAGCAGGTCGCGCGTTACGAAGCGTGTGACCCGGGCCGTCGCGAGGAAGGCGAGTGCGACGCCGGCCAGTGCCTCAATCATGCTCCTCCAGGGCCTTGCGTTTTGATCACGAACAGTACCGGCGAGGGCGGTGAACGAGTGGTCGTCACCGTTGAATCTGGTGGCGGGTGAGTGTGGACGCTCTGGTGGGTTCGAGTTGGTGGGCGGCGGGTGAGGATACGACTGCTGAGGCGCCAGGGACGGGCAGCAGCGCGTACGCCAGGTGTACTGACGCGTCGATCCGGCCGGGTGACCACGTATCTGTGGGTCGCCATGTGAGCCATTCGGCTTCGAGGTCGAGTAGGGGCGCGGCGAGGCGGATGCGGTCTTCGGCGAGCTGTTGCGCGATCGGTTCTGCGCGCAGGAGTTTCCCGCGGCGGGAGTGCACGGGCTCTAGCCTGGGTGGTAGCCCCCAGGAGGTTCCGGTGTCGGTTTGGGCCTGGCGGGATAGCGCGTCCCACGCGGTTCGGATCGCGAGCCGCACCATGTCTCGGCCGTAGTTGGCCTCGTAGATGATCCGGTCGGCGGCGAGGTCGTGGGCGAGCTGGCACGCGGCGCGCGCCCACTCGTCGGGGCTCATAGCGCCGGAGACGTCGTCGGACCAGTAGAGGCGATTGTCGGTGCCGAGCCAGCCGCCGATGATGCCTGCGGTGTCGCGGCCGCCGCCGGACGGGTCGACGGCGACAGCGACGGTGCGAGGTTGCGCGTCCGGCTGGTAGTGGCGGCGTGCACGAAGGAGCTCTTCTTGTACAAGCTGCCCCTCGGGGGGTTGGGGGTCGCCTTGGTAGAGGCTGGCCCAGTCCCGCACGGTAGAGGTGCGTTGTTTGTCTGCCCAGTGCGCGCGTGCGGCTGCTGTGTCGGCGGGGGCGATTTTCGGGTGGGGGAGCGGGTCGCCTGGGGCGCGGCCGAGCGGGTCCGGTCCGAACCGGTCGGGCGAGGCGACTGCTGGGAGGTGGATGACGAGCCATCGGCCGCCGGTCTCGCGTGAGCCCTCTTCGCTGAGCACGCGTCCGGCTAGGTCGTCTGGCGCCCATCGGGTTTGGATCAGGATGATCGGCGCGCCGGGTGAGAGCCGGGACAGCAGGGTGGAGGAGTAGGTCTCCCAGATGGCTTCCTTGACCTGGTGGGAGTCGGCTTCGGCGCGGTCCTTGTGCGGGTCGTCGATGACGAGTAGGTCGGCGGGTACGCCGGTGACGCCGGTTGCCATACCGCCGGTGCGTAGCCCTCCGCCTGTGGTGAGGAGCCAGTCATCGGCGCGGCGTAGCTCGGGGTCGAGGACGAGTCCGTAGCGGGCGCCGTGTCGGGTGATGAGCCGGCGGACGGCGCGGCCACGAGACCGGGCGAGGTCCGCGCCGTAGGACACGAGGATGATCCGGTCCGCTGGGCGATGGGTGAGCCACCAAAGGGGACCCCAGATCGCGGCCACGGTGGTTTTGCCGACCTGGGGTGGCGTGGTGATGATGATCCGGTCGATGCCGCGGGCGAGGACCTGGGCGAACGCGTCCGCGATCGCTTGGAGGTGTGGGCGGGCGACGATCGTCGGGTCGAGGCTGGTGGCGAGGTCGAGCGGGTCGCGTGCGTCTCCGAGTGGCCGGCCGATGCGGGCGCACGCTTCGGCGACGCGGGCGGCTGCCTGGTCGATCGGGACGCCGTATTTGGACGCGAGGGTGACGATCTCGTCTTTTAGGTCGTCACCCGGTGACCGCATCGTCTTCTGCCTGCTCGTGGTCGGGTCGGCGGCGGCTGCCGGCGAGCCGCGTGACGAGGTCTTCTATCTCCCGGTCGAGTTCGCTAGTGACCTCGGTTTTCACCTTGACGGGGGCGTCTAGACCGAGGAGGCGGGCGCGGCGCTGCATGATGCGCAGCGCGGATAGGACCGCCTTGTCGTCGCCGTTGATAGCGCGAGTCCATACGCCGGCCTGGAGCCGGTCGAGGCGTTCAAGCTCAATGGCTCGGAGCTGGTCGGCGTCGACTTGAAGAGCCTTGGTGGTTTGTTCTAGGGCGCGGGTGATGTCGACGCTGACCGCCTGGGGTGAGGAGTAGTCGAGGCGGTCGGCGATGGTGGTGAGGTCGACCCCGGCGACCCGGAGCTGGATGGCTTGGCGGCGGCGGTCGGAGATGGCTGCGGCGCGAGCCTTTGATCTGCTGCTAGCTGTAGGCACTCAACTCTCCTCGTAGGGTAACGGTTAGGTTGCGAAGGCGCCGACGAGTACCCAGCAGTGCCAGTTGTAGCCGCTGGCCATCACAGATCGCTGGCCGTGATCACGTCTGCGGGATGCGTGAGTGGATCTTGTGGGGGGTATCCTCGTCCGGACTGGACGGGCCCGGCGGCGAGCGAGGGGTCTGCACCGCCGGGCCCGGGGGCGATCCCGGTCATCGTAGTGCCAGGTTCGCTCGATCAGAAGAAACTACGCATCTCACCTCTCACCTCCCGCCGTTACGGGCGGTCGCCCACACAGTCGGATCCGGCTCGCGCCCCTCGGCGTGCGCGGCCTGGGCTTCGGTGAGCCACGCGACCCACTGGTCGAGGTCGTCCGGGTCGACGTCGGAGGGGACCCCGCTGGGAACGTATGCGGGTGTCTGGGGCTGGCGGTCGAGGGTGAGGGTGCGGTCGAGCCATCCGCCTCGCTCGGCGAGGAGGCGGCGGACGTAGGCGTCCGGCCTGGCGGGTGCGAACCGCCGCTCGATGGCGGTGAGGATGCGTTCGGCGTGGCGGTCGCCGTTGATCCGGTCGTCGTCTGTGAGCAGCTGCAGGGCTGCCCTCCTGTGGTTGATGTGCGAGGGACGACGACGTTGATCTTCTTCTGACTTGGTCTTCTTAGTCTTGGTCTTCTTAGTCTTAGTCTTCTTAGTGTCGGATTTACCGGATCCGGTGAACCCGGAAGTGGACGCGACCTGCGGTTTTGCCGCGTTGTCGCTGGTCGGAGCCACTTCCGGGAGTCCAGGACGTGGACTGACCTGCGAAGATGCCGTGTTGTCGCTGGTCAGACCCACTTCCGGGTTTCCCGGAAGTGGTGCCCGGTCGGTGAGCACGTAGTCGACGGCGCCGAAGCGGCCTGTCCGAGGGTCTCGCCGGCGGACCCGCTTGAGGTAGCCGTGGGCCTCCAGCTCGCCGATCGCCGCATAGATGGCGTCGCGGCCGTCCTTGTTCTGGGCGATCATCTGGGCGACGGTGATGTGGTACCCCTTGGCGTGGCTGTTGAGGTAGAGCAGTAGCCCCTTGGCTGAGAGGGAGAGTCTGCTGTCGCGGCTCCAGGCGTTCGGGATGATCGAGTAGCCATCCTGTGGGCGGTCGCCGATGGTGACGCTCATGCGGTCACCGCCGTCTGGTCGGAGTGGCTAACTCGGGGGGTGATATCATCAGGTCGGCACATCAGCCATTCCTGTCCCGGCCCCCGATCCACCGGGGGCCTTTTCTTGTCGTGCGTCTCGGGCGGTCCCCGGCTGCGCTAGTCGGGGGCGTGTGTGTCGTGGGTCCAGTCTAGTCGTGGCGGGGGTCGGTTTCCTCTAGACATCAGGCTAGCACCGTACTACTCTGGCGTCATCCAGGAGGCCCACTACAGGAGCGGCCCTGACGACAGGAGGGAAGGTGCCATGAGCGACTTCGACGGCCTGAGTAAGCACGACCTGCAGGCCCTGTACCGGCTGGCCAAGGCGGGCGAAGCGGAGATGGAACGGCAGGGCAAGCACGACAAGGCCACAGCAACGCGTCGGGAGGCCGACCGGATCCTTCAGGCTCTGAAGAAGAAGTCGAAGTGAGGCACGTGACGACCGTCGACTACCTGCCCGAGTACGCCGACCCGTGGGTGCTGACCGAGGACGAGCTGTGTCTGCGGCTGCCTGAGGGTGAGACTCATCCGGCTCGCCGCGAGGGGCTGTCGCCGTGTCTGAGCTGCAGCGGTCGGGGCGTGATCTGACCGGGGGTGGTTGGTGGGGCCGCCCCGACGACCCGTCGGGGCGGCCCCGTTTCTGTGCGGGGGTGGTCGGTGGGATGCTCTGGCGCTGTGAGGATGGGGATCTGCCGACTGTGTGAGTTGTGGGTGGAGTTGGTGGAGGACGGCTGGTGTGAGGAGTGTTTGCCGGAGCGGATGGATGTGCCGTTGTTCGAGGCCGGCGAGGAGTAACCTTGCGTTGAGGATAACGCGGTGCTACTCTCGACTTAGATACGCACCGAGACGCGCAAGGAGTCGACAGATGGAGTACATCGCCCGCTACGACCAGGCTGACACCGGAGTACTGGAGATCCGCACCGCAGCGGGAGCCCCCACCTTCGGACCCCTCGACCAGGTATTCGACCGGGATCGAGCCGAGGCGGCCCTCGCTCGCTGGGGCTACGAGCTGACCTCCGGGTGGCGAGAGCAGGCCGACGGCATGTTGGCGGCCGACGTCCGCCAGTTGCGTGCGTTGACCGACGAGGAGGCCGGCGACGACCTCGCGTGCGCGACATGCGGGATCAGGCACACGCAGGACGACACGGTCTCGTGGCGCGTCGACCCGTACGCGGCGAAGATCAACGAGGACTACCGCCTGTACCCGCTGTGCGATGAATGCGAGTACGAGTCGGCGATGGACGTTATGGAGTCGTGATGGACGGGATCGAGCGCACCTACTACCGGGCCCTGTGGGCCGAGCTTCTCTCCGAGCAGGCGGACCTGTTCAGCGAGGAGGGGCTCGGCGCGGTGGAGCGCGAGTGTCACCGCGAGCGGGTCACGACGTTGCAGCGCCAGGTGGCGGCCGTCTCCGGGATGGACCTGGAGCGGGTCAGGGAGCTGTGGAGCTTCATGACGGGTTTCCTCCCGCCCGAGGAGTGGGAGTTCCCCGCCTGGCCGGCGGATTCTGGCCAAATTGAGATCTGAGAACCTTCACAAAAGGCTAACATCGTGATAGCCTGAAGGCGACACACGGAACGAGACGCACGACACAACTGGAGATGGCTATGCAGGTCACGCACACACCTGCCGTCCACGAGATCGTGGAGCTCATCGCCGCTGCGGCGGCCGAAACCGAACCCGAGGAGATCGTCCTGCGGACCCTCCAGGTCCAGGGCATCACTCCCCCGGCCCACGAGTGGCTGGAGGCGATCCTCACCTGGCGAGAGAGTGAGGACATCGAGGACGGGTGCACCGATGTCCTCACCCTCGTCGATGACGGTGTTCATGTTTGGGACCGGGACGGCCTGCGCCGCGACGAGGTGGAGCGGCGCCGCAGCGATGTCGCCCATCTGGCCGCCAGCTGGATATTGAGCGCCGAGACTGAGCGGGCCACAGAGATCCATTACGGGGTTCGTTGGCCCGACGGCCGGATCATCCACCGCTGGACCGACCGGGACAAGGCGGAGCAGTTGCAGCACCAGACGGCCGGCGAGGGCACCGAGCTGGTTCGGCGTGAGGTCGCGATCATCCGCTACCCGTGGCGGGTGGTGCGGGATGTCGCGCGGGACCGGGGTGCGGCATGAGCGCCCGGATCACCATCACTACCCGCCGGATCGGGCTGCTCCCACCGAACACGGCCGCCCAGATGGCCGGTCAGTGGCGGGCACTAGAGGACCGCCTAGACGTCGTCATCGCCGGTATGCGGCACCACGCGCCGGATGACGCACTGGAACTGTTGTTCGAGTTGTGCGCTCAGGTACGGGTGGTCGCTGGTGAGTTGGAGCGGCGGGCGGATGGCCTGACTCCGGTCCAGGTTACGGTCGTCGGCGCCTCCGAGGCGGTGGCGGCATGAGCATCCGTTTCGACGCCACCGGCGACCCGGTTTGGGTGCCGCGCCGGCAGGTGTGGGTGCGGGTCGACGCCCGCCGGCTCGACCCGCGTGACCGCGGGTGGGAGATGTGGCAGGAGCCGTTCTGGCAGGCGCATCCGGGTGTACGTCACTCAGGCGTGACGTGGCTGGAGTGCTCGGACGCCGGTTACGCGGCGTGGCTGGAACGCGTGCTCGTCGACGACAACGGGGTCCCTGCGTGCCTGGTGTCGGTGCAGCACCACCACCCGCGAGTCGACATCGACGCGATGGAGGCGGACTGATGGCGCGTGTGCTGTACGGGACCGTGGACGCGGCGCCGGTGCGTGAGCACCTGTTGTGGCTCACGCAGCGAGGCGTGGCGCTCGCCGGCGTGGCTGAGGCCGCGCGAGTCAATCCGAAAACTCTGGAGGTCATCGCTCGGGGGCAGGTTAGGCGCACGAACCAGGACATCGCTCGGAGGGTTTGCAATACAACGCTCGGGGACGTGATCGCGGTCGCGACGACAGTCCCTCGCGTTGGTGCGCGGCGACGAATCCAGGCGTTGGCGGCGATCGGATGGTCCCTGCGGCTGCAGAGGGACCAGTTCGCTCGCCGCCGCCGACCCGGGCAGGGGCGGATCCTGCCCGCGAACGTCCTGTACCGCAGCGAGTCACCGCACATCCGCCGCGCGACGCACGAGGTGATCGCGGAGACGTACCAGGCGCTGTGCATGACTCCCGGCCCGTCGAGCGCGGCCCGCCGGCGAGCCGCACGGCTCGGATGGCCGCCGCCACTTGCCTGGGATGACATCGACGACCCCGATGAGACGCCGCAGGGCTATGAGCGCGACCAACGCCCACGGCAGGCGGATGAGGTTGATCACGTAGTCGTGTGGCGGCGAATGGAGGGGATCCGGTCCGACCGCCCAACGCGCGCCGAGGCCGAGTTGATCGTCGGTGAGCTCGCGCGTCGAGGGAGATCCGTGACGGCGATAGAGCACACCACTGGCCTGAACCCGAGGCGGTACAGGCACGTACTGGAGGAGGCGAGATCGGCATGAGTGGCATCTCCGTGGTCGGGATCGATTTGTCGTTGACCGGCACCGGTGTC